TTGTGATTGTCAAGAATGAAAACCTCACCATATGTTAAACTATACAACAGGAAAAGAACATGGACTCCTGTACAACCCACAGCGGGTAAGCTCCGTGAAGGTGCTGAAGCAGCCATTAGACGTGCCCTCGCAGTACGTCATATGGAGCTACCAGTGGGCACCTTCATTAAGGAAGGTCTTGAAAAGGATGTTCCCTCTGACGCTAGAGAACTACTAGAATCTAATGTTAAAGATGAAATTAAACATGATCTTGCATTAGGATATATAGTAGATGCCCTAGGCGCAGATGAAAATGCAGAAAAAGAAGGAAAACTATTAAGAGATGCTTGGATTTCACACCCTGACCATACAATTACCAAAGCTCTGGTCGCAGAACGGGCCATCTTCTTCGTTCTACTCCCTTTCTTTAGG